GTTATCGATAATGAAGATTGAGCCGGGTGAGATCCGGGTGGCTGGCGCCGACATGATGCTCGACCGGCCCCGCATGAAGGTCTGGCACCTCGACCTCGACTCGAAGTACGCCGAGATCCTCTCGTACTCCACCAGCGAGGTTCTGCTTGCAGCTGGCGACCGCACACTGCGGACCGACGAAGAATTCAAAGGTCAGCCGACCGCAGTCATAATCGACCTACCCGACGATTGGCACGTTATCGCGGAATGCGCACGGTATACGTGCCGCATCGTTGCCTACCAATACGACAAACGCATGAAGCAAATCACTCTGACATAACGTCAAGTATCGACCAGGAAGGAGGATCCCCGACGTGGCGTTAATCGACCTCACGGAGCTGTCCGATTCCGATCTCGCAGGAATGATGGATGGGGAGGTTCCCTGTGAACTCAAAGAAGCATTCGTAGGAGCCGCCGCGAGGTGGCTGCCAGGAAAATGTCAAGAGGTCGCCACTCACGCGATGAAGTTGACATGCAGCTCATGTGGCAAGGGCGGCACGGTACGCACCTGCCTGCGTTGCGCGAGACTTGTTCGCTGGGGTCTCAGGTTGCACGTACTTGAAATCAAAACGGAGCCCCACAGCTGTCGGCCACCCATCAGGTGGCGCATCAACCTGGCATAGCGGAGGTTATCGACCATGTCGGGCGAAGCGATGCAGAAGCCAAAGGTCGGCGACGTCGTGTGTGACTGCCGCATGGTCCACTCGCAGGTAATCACCGTAGCCAATGGCGGCAGAACCGGTGACCGATCACAGGAGGCATGCATGAGCTACGCCCGGTGGGGCTGGAACTCCTCAGACGTCTACATCTACGGCGGCACGTCGACCGGCGGCAACGTGCTGGTCTGCTGCGGCTGCGACGACGGCGACTGCCCCACGTACGGCGACATGCTCCGGCACATCAGCAAACACCGGGCCGCCGGGCAGCACGTGCCGGCCTACGTCGACGAACGCCTCCAGGCCGAAATCGCCGACCCGGCACAACAATGGGTCGAGGTCGGCGAGCTTCCCGAGACCATGCACCCCGACCCGGGACCGCAACGGCCCGAGCCGCCGCAGTTCACCCAGCTGCGGGAAATGGTCGAGAAGGCGTGGGCCGACGAGGACCGCGGATAGCTCGAACCACCCCGACCAGAGAGGACACCATGGCCGCACACCGGCGGTGGGCCGACGTACGCGACGAGGCCGGCCTTGAGGCAGCCCGCTGCCAGCGGTGCGGCGGCCTGATCAGCGACGTCGACCTCGTCAGCACGGAATGCCGAGCGGGCTACTGCACCATCGTCGCCTGCGCCTGCGGCGAGGAGATCGGGTCGTTCGGGCCGGTAGGCTGCCCGTCCTGCACACCGTGGCGGTCGGCGCGCCTGCGCAAGATCCGGCAGGCGTACGCCCGCCGGCGGCGGCGGTGAACGACGCTAGGGAGAACACGGTGACTCTTCGCCCGGTAAGAGACTCGCTCGCGACGGCGATCGGCCAGCTGATCGGCGACCCGTTCCTGATCGCCGGCCATCCGCTGACATGCAACGGCGGGAATCCCGACGTACGCACCCACCATGATCACGAGGTACGGATGATGCTCAGTTCTGCAACTGGTGCCCCGTGCCCACCGCCCCCAACCCGCGGGCGCACCCGGACGGCAAGGCGCTCCACCGCGAACCGTCCTGAGAGGAGGCCAGGTGACAGTCCGTGACGACAAGCCCGAGAAGCTGCGCATCGACCACGTCGAGCGTGGCCCCCTCCCGTGGCGGGAGGTTGAGCTGACCGAGTGTGGCCTGCCGATCGCTGGCCATCCGGTCATCACGCGCGATGCCTACGTGGCGCGGCGGCGTCAATGGGGCCGCGAGCGGACCCTGTTCACGGTGTGCCGTACGTGCGCCAATACCGCCGCGAACTACAAGCCGTGGGATGAAGATCCCGTCTCCATCATCAAGAGGGAGGCCGAGCGGTGCGGCTGGTTCCCGCATCCCGATGACCTTGGGCGGGACCTGTTCACCCGCGAGCTCCGCGCCCTCGCCGCACTCGTGGAGGCGCACCGCGAGGAATTCCTGGGCTATGTCGAAGGGCTCACAGAAACGGTGTCACTGGACGCGGCCCGCAAGGCGCGGAAACGCCAAGCGAAATAGAAAAAGGGGAAACGGTTGCTGTATCGCAATTTGCGGTTGGTCATTGCCATCATCTTGATCGTGCCAGTTTTAGCGGCGCTGCTTCAGGTCATGCCGATGAACTGCCCGACCACCTTGAGTGCAATGTTCAGCGCTGACCAATGCGACCAGACGTCGCAGATCGGTGTCTTTTTCCTTGGCCTTGCCTCTGGTCTCATCGCGTTCCTGATCGGCCACGGCATCGAAGGCCTGGTGCACAGACACCGCAATCGGAAGGATTCCGAGAATGAATGAGCGAGGCGCGCAGTGAAACGCCTGGTTCTCCCAGGGCTGGGGTGCCCGCCGCGAATCTACGGCAAAGACACTGTGGTGGTGTACAACCCCGACCTGACCCTGGTCGGCAACGCGGCCTGGATCGCTCAGTCACTGTCCGAGCGGACCTTGCTGATCGGGCACTCGATGGGCGGGATCATTGCGTCGTTGGTGGGCGGCAACCACCCCGTACTGAACATCGAAGGGTTGCCGACCCGGCCGTCAAAGGGGACGCTGCAGCTCGGTGCAGGGGTCGAGCCCAGCGCAGCGAGCATGTTGTGGCGCAGCCTGCTGGCTGAGTGCAATCCGGCGGCCACGTCAACGCTGGCCGGCCACTACGAGCGGTGGCTGCACAACAACTCCGCCGCGACCCTGTGGCGGCACGTCAAGGCCCCGAAGCTGTACGTATACGGCGAGGAATCCACTGCCGATCGGGTCCATCTGCAGGTCGGAGTCGGCGACCGGATCGGGATCCCCGGTGCCAGCCACTTCCCGATGGTCGACCGGCCGGATGCGCTGTCGGCGATCATCCACGCCTTCGAACAATGCTTAGAAATTCCTCGGCGTGCACGACTCTGATCTCCCTGGGAGGAGTGGTCGTTGATCTACGCGTTGTTCATCGCGGCGGTCGCCGGCTGGCAGGTGTACACCGTCACCGATCAGGGTGAACCTGTTCTGGTCTGGGTGCCGCCCGAGGTGTTGCCGCTGGTCGCGACCGTTGTGGCGGTGTGGTTCCTGTGGCGGCAGGAATCCTGGTGGCACAACTAGTGTCGACGGTATAGAGTTCGGCACTGCTAAGCCGAAGCAGGGAAGAAGGACCAGGCCAGTGACACGCCTCAGCCAGATCATCGCGATCGAGAAGGACAACAAGACCCGCGCCGAACAGGTCGCGTTCGCCGCCTACAAGCTGCTGGAAAAGCCCGAGCCACTGGCGGGCATCAGCCGGGCCTACACGCCCCGCGACGCCGAGGGCGAGCAGCTGCCGACGCAGACCACGCGGGTACAGACCACGGTCGCCGAGACACTGCGCGACATCAGCGTGTTCACCGGCCGGTACCTGGACCTGGTCGGCACCAAGGAGCGCACCGACCAGGACGCCCGCGCCGACGTGGTCGTCGATGGCGAGGTGTTCATCCCCGACGCACCGGTGACGTTCCTGCTCGCGCTGGAGCGGCAGCTCAACGAGGAGATGGTGCAGGCGAAGAAGCTGCCCACCCTCAGCCCCGAGTTCGAGTGGGCTCCGTACGACGGCAACGGCACCTACGTGACCACACCGATCACCACCGTGCGGTCCAAGAAGGTACCCCGTAACCACGTCAAGGCGCCGGCCACCGACAAGCACCCGGCGCAGGTCGAGGTGTACTTCGAGGACACCGCCGTCGGTGACTGGGTCACCAAGCACTTCTCCGGCGCCCTCCCGGCCTCGGTCAAGCAGCAGATCATCAACCGCATCACCAAGCTGCTCGAAGCGGTCAAGCAGGCCCGCGAGGAAGCGAACACCACCACCGTCACCGACTACAAGTACGGCAACAAGGTGTTCGGCTACATCTACGGCCAGAGCTAAAATCCCAGATGTCCTGCCGGTCGTAACTCGGCAGGAAAAGGGCGCAGGCGGCTCTGACGAGGGTCGCCCGCGTTCAAGGGGGTGTCGGGCTCACAGCACCCCGGCACCTCCACGCAACACAGCAGCAGCACGAGAAGCAACACCAGTAGGCGGCAGCTGTGCCGCACCAGTATCAGCTAGATGTTGCAGCAGGGAGCACAACGCCAAGCGTCGCATCTTGAAGTGATGGCTGATTGCAGGGGTCCCAGGTTCAAGTCCTGGTCCCACCTCCAAACGTGGTGGGGTAGCTCAGTTAGGCAGAGCACTGCGTCGCAGCAAGACCGTCACGTGTGGCGGCGTACCGGATGGGCGTACAACAAAACCATTGGTCTGAGATACCAATTTGGTGAAGACCCCCCAGGGCAGGGTAGTCCTGGGGGGTCGCTCCCATCTCAGGACCTTTACCAACCGGTGACCCCATACAGCCCGGCTGTATGGCTAAGATGTCGCGGTCAGTGTGATCCCCTGTGGAAGGACACCCCTCAACAATGAACAAGACCCTGACGGCAACGCTCGCCGGTACGGTGGGCCTGCTCGCCGCCGGTCTGGTTGCCTTGCCCACCACCGCGCAGGCCACCCCGAAGCCGTGCCTGCCCACGAAGGTGGGAGCCAAGACGACGATCCCGACGTGCCCGCCGCAGCAGGAGCCTCCGGTGTGCGGCACCTGGAAGGCCCGCGGTGCGACCGGCGCCTACCCGAACATCACGTTCGGCGGGAAGCCCGCAGGCACCGAGATCAGCGCCACCACCGCGAAGCTGACGAAGCCGGCCGACGGTATCGACCCGGGTGTGGAATTCGCCGCCGCCGACCTGGACGTGGTTCTGGACAAGGCCACCAAGGTTTCCGTGAACTTCGAACTCAGCGGTGGGGCGTCGGCCGCCGCCGGCGCCATCCGCATGTTCGGTTACACCACCAAGGGCGCCAACACCATCACCGACGGCCCGGACTTCAAGGACGAGGCGTCGGGTAACAGCGGCACCCTGAAGTTCACCGTGCCCGCCGGGAAGCTCGGCACGCTCGGGCTGGTGTACGACGCCAGCAACAACAGCCAGGGCGCCGTCACGTTCAACAACCTGACGATCGGTGACCGGCTGGTGAAGTTCACCCCGTGCACCCCGCCCACCACGACGCCGACGACGCGGCCCACCACCACCGCACCGACCACGACGCCGACGACCGTGCCGACGAGCACCCCGCCGTCGTCGACGCCGCCGGTGGTGGACCCGGGTACCGGTGGTGGTGACGACGCCGACAGCCCGAGCCTGCCGGTGACCGGCCCGACCACGGGCATCATCGCCGCGGTGGCCGTGTTCCTGATCGGGCTCGGCGGTGTGGCCGTGTACGCGTCGCGCCGCAAGCGCCAGTTCGAGGCGTAAGCCTCCAGAAATCCGGCAGCCCCCAGGATCGCCCCTGGGGGCTGCTGCTATTTCTGAGCCCTTACCGACCACAGCAGTGCGCCGTGCGCCGGCTTGGCGTCCTTACCGTTGTTGGTGAACGACTGTTGCGACTCGATCAGCGTCTTACGGGCCAGGCAGTACCGCTTGGCCACCACGAACCGGGGTGCGTCCTTCTCGTCGGCGAGGGTCATCGCCTTCGGTAGCCCGCAGCACGAACACAAGCTGTCGCGGTACTGAGCCAGGGCGATCATCACCGCCTGGTCGTGTTCAGTCCACTCCGGCTCGGTGACCGTGACCGCCCGGACGAGGCGTTCCCCGTCGTACTCGTACTCGGTGACCGTCACAGGTTCGCGGCCCTCGAACTTCGACAACGGCACCCCGAGGCGTTCGACCGTCTCTAGCCGTTGTCGGAACTCGGGATCGCCGCCGACCCGGCGAACGAGAAAGGGATGTCAACCTTCCCCTGGTTCAGCAGCCACGCCGCGCCGACCAGCTCGTCGAACTGGCCCTGCGACAGGTCGAGCAGGTCCCAGTCCTCGTCGGTCAGTGGGGGGTCCACGATGGAGTGCCGCACGAGGGGGTCGGGGAACGTTTCAGAGTTCACGAACCCGGCCATCATGTCCTCGCGGAGCATCTCCCCGCCCTTCTCCCGGGGCGGGTGCTGCGCCTTCAGTTCCGCGAACGATGGCCGGTGGTCACCCGGCCGGCGGGTCCGCGGCAACGCCCGCAGCCGGAACTCCACAATCGACTCACGCATCTGCTCCGCGACCGCAGTCAGGCGGTCTTCGAGCTCCGCCGTGCCCGCCCCGGCCAGGGATGTGCTCTTGTGTTCCTTCGCTTCGTCGAGCTGCCGCTTGAGCAGTTCGTGTTCTGCGGCCAGGTCTCCGCGTAGGACGACCGGGACGATCGTCTCCGGCAACCGGGCGGCCTTGATCTTGTCTCGCCAGTGCGGCTTCGTCATTTTCATACTCTCCCGATGAGGTGCGCGGGTCCGGGGCTCGGGAGAACACCCGAGACCCGCGCACGAAAAAACCGCCCTCAGGGCGGCTGTCTTCTGCAGTGCTAGCCTCTCGGCCATGCCGAGCAAGCAATGGGCCAAGTCCACCTACAGCAGCCTGACCAACACGTGCCTGGAGGCCAGGTGGGCCAAGTCCACCTACAGCACTCGTTCGACGACCTGTGTGGAGGCCCGCACGAACGACGGCGTGGTGCAGGTGCGTGATTCGAAACTGGGCGACACCAGCCCGATCCTCGAATTCCCCTTGGAATCCTGGAGGGAATTCCTCGACGGCGTGGCCGCCGGGGAATTCACCCAGACGGCCCTGACTAGGCCACCACAGCGCGCAGGTTCGGCGTAGACGTGACCGTCAGCGGCACCTGGTACCGCTCCAAGCTGTTCTCTTCCACGTCAACGTGCTGGACCTCGCCGCACTGCACCGGGTACACCCGCACCGCCTGCGACGCCGCCCACGCGGTGCCTTCAGTGAGGCTGGTCCGAACCACGATGTAGCCGGTCGCGTCGCGGATCAGGGTGGTGTACGCGGTGTCCGACGAGTCCTGCTTCTTCAACGTCAGCATCGGCTGGTCGAACGACGTCCGCCCGTTACGGGCCGTGTTGAACGTCGACGCCAGGCTGGACGTGTCCACCTTCGCGGTCTCCGGCTGGAAACCGGACAACCCGTCGGCGGTGAGCAGGGACTGCAGCAGCATCCCCGCGTTCAGCTCAGCGGTGGTCGGGGCGGCGATGTTGGCGATGGTCGGAACCCACGCCACCCTGGTACGACCATCAGCGACAATGTCGGCCACAGGTCACTCCTTCGTGTTCTTGTCGGCGCCAGTGGCCGGCTTGCTGGTGGTGGACGTCGACACAGCCGGCGCCGGGGCCTTCGGCTGGTCGAACAGCTGGGAGTCCTTCGTGACGTCGACCGGCTCCGGCGGTGCCGAGTACTCCCAGCCCATCGCCTCCCACGTCGGCGCAGCGCCGTACGGGAACCGGGCCGGGGCGTCGAGACCGTCCTTACGCATCCACACGAAGTCGGTGGGCGACGGCTCGTCGACGACCTGGTAACCCAGCGGGGTCCACCGGTCGCGTTCCTCCACCCCGGTGACCCGGCCGTGGGTGCCCTCAGTTGTGGTGATCCAGTACGTGGTCTTGCTCATCGCGCGGGCCCCCGCAGCAGCTTGTAGGTGACAGACGTGGTCCCGGAGAACGTCACCGTCGCCACACCGGTCGACGAGTTGACGTGCGCCTGGGTGATCAGGAACCAGCGGTCCGCGCCGTTGGCCACGGCCTGGTTCGGGGCGGTCGTGGTGTTCCCCGCAGCAGTGGTGCCGGGGTCAACGAGCACCACGTTGATCGACCCACCGCCGCCGTTGATCACGTTCAGCAGGGCGCCGTTGGTGCCGATGTCGGCAGCGGAGATGGTGTCCGAAGCGGACACCGCCGCACCGGTGACAGTGGTGGCCGTGGTCCCAACGGACACGGCAGTGAGCAGCGCCATACGGCGCACCCCCTTCAGGGCCGGAAGTTATTGCGATCAAGAGCAGACGCGTGGTGAGATGAAGACCCCGGCACACGGAGTCCCAGCTGCGTGTGCCGGTCACGATTTCCCGGCCCGGCCAGGCAACGGCACGTTTAGCCTCTTGGCCGGGAACAGAACCCCCAGGGGGGTATTCGCCCTCTACCTGGTCGGGCCGGGGTACCCCAGATCAGGGAGACAGATGAGGCCGAACGCCGGCTGGGCGACTGCGTCCGCCTGCGGTAATGGGCACGCCTGCGTGGAGGTGGCGCACAACAACGCGTTGCACGGCGGGCAGGTCCTGGTCCGCGACAGCAAGCAGGCCGACGACCCAGACCGGGTCGTGCTGCGGTACACCCCCGCCGAGTGGATGAACTTCATCGGCGGGTTGAAGCTGGGCTACGGAGCCATTCACACCCTGCAGGAAGACGGCTTCGTCATCCTTCACGATGAGCTGCTGCTGCGTTTCGACCGCGACGAATGGGAGACGTTCATGGGCGGTGTCCACAAGGGTGAGTTCGACATCGCCCCGATCTAGGCGGGCACCGACCGCAGCACGTACACCAACACCATCGACGCAGCGAGGGTCCCGGTCCGTTCGTGGATCGGGATGTCTGTCGACTCCTCCCACCGAATCGGGTAGCACTTACGACCCGACACCGTCGGGGTGACATCTTGTAAAGCGGTCCGGACGCGTCCCACCACGGTCCGGACCGCAGCATCAGTGCCGGCCACGCAGTGACACACGATCCGCATCGCGTACACATGCGTCATCCCGACGAAATTCAGATCCGGCGGCGCCTCAGAGAACCGCACCAACACATACGGCGCCACGCTCGGGTCGGTCTGCGCGGGCACCACCCCGTCGTGCCAGTTCAATGGTGGGACGTCGTTGACCGCATCCAGCAAGGCCAGCACCGCCGCCGCGTGTTCTTTGATCATTCGAACGCCTCACCGGCCGCGCGTTCCAACCGGTCGATCCACCGCGGGATCTCCCGGTCAGCCGCCGGCCTCCAGTGCGGGTGCTCCCGCGACGTCGGCGTACCGAACTCGATGTACACGTCCAACTTGCCCTGCAGCCGTTCGTGTTCGGCGCCGGCCTCCCCCACTACCTGAGTGCGGACCTGGTCGCGTTCCACGTCGTACGTGAAGGACCGGGCCAGGTGCGGCAAGTGGGCGTAGCCGCGGACCTGCCGTTGCGCGTCCGCGACGATCTTGCGCATCGACGCCCGGGTCGCCCAGAACGCCTTGTCCATCATCTCGTCGGCGGCGTCGTCCATGTCCTGGGCCAACACACCCAGGCCCTGCGTTTCCACCCTCATGACGACCCCCCTCCTACACTGGAACAGTGGCCGACACTGAAGAATCTGAAGCGGTGCGGGAACACCAGGAGTGGGCTATCCGGATTCACTGCCCCATAGGAGGCGTGCCCGGGCCCCACCTACTGCTGAGCTACCGCGACGAAAACGTCACCCGGATGAGATACGCCTGGTGGTGTGAGCACCGACCCGACGCCCAACCCGAGCTACTGACCCGCATCGTCCTGGAATTCCGGGAGCGATGGCGGCCGACCAGCTAGCTGGACATCTCCAGCACGGTGATCCGGCGGGCAGTCAGGAACGACTTCATCATCGAGTCCCGCACGATCAGCGTCTTCCCGACGATCTGCGGGTCCAGCACCGACGACACCATCACCACCCGGTCCCCTTCCAGGGCCTCCGGTGCGTCCATCGGGATGTGCAGTTCGAGGCGGGACACGATGACCTGCTGCTCGGCCAGGTCCACCCAGGAACCACCGAGACGTTCCCGGGTACGCACCATCAGCCGGCACTTACCCGAGTACACGGCCGTGGTGGTTTCGGAGATGACGCCACCCGCGCCCTCGGTGGAACCGGTGACCCGCACGATCGTGCACTCGTCGATCATCAGCTTCTCCGCGGCCTGACGACCCCGATGCAGCGCAGACTGTGCACCCATCACGGACCTCCCCAGCTGGTGACCCCGGCGTACGGGCGGGCAGTGATACCGCCGGCGGGGGCGGTGGTGGTACCGGTGAACGGGCGGGCGGTGGTGGTACCGCCGCCTGGGGCCGCAGTCACCCCGTCGTCCGGGCGGTAGGTGGTACCCCCGGACACCTCCGTCACCGCGACCGCGACCGCCGTGAACACCGCCGCAGTCAGCCCGACAACCACCGCGATGGGAACCGGGGTGACAGCAACACCCGTGAAAGCTGCGGTCGCGGCTGTCACGGACACCGTCACGGCGCCTGGGGCCGGGGCGACAGGCTGCCCCGCCCATGTGCCCGACCCTGCCGTGAGGGTGACCTCGCTCGGGGCCGGGGCCGGGGTGACAGCAACACCCGTGAAAGCTGCCGTGGCCACCGTGAGGGTGAGCCCACCGACCGACACCGCGTCCACCGCGACCGCGGTGAAAGCTGCCGTGGCCGGGGTGACGGTGACCGACACCGGCTGCGGCACGGGGGTGACAGCAACACCCGTGCGGGCCGCTGTAGCCACCGTGAGCGTGACCGTGACAGCACCGGGGACCGGGGTGACAGCAACACCCGTGCGGGCCGCTGTAGCCACCGTGAGCGTGACCGTGACAGCACCGGGCACTGGAGTGACCGCGACACCGGTACGAGCCGCTGTAGCCACCGTGAGGGTGACCGCGCCGGGCGTGGGTGATGCCGCTACCGCGACGCCGGTGAACGCTGCGGTAGCCGTCGTGGGGGTGACGGTGACCGGGCCGGGAACCGGAGTGGTGGTGACACCGGTGAACGCCGCCGTGGCCGGGGTGAGGGTGACCTCGCTGATCTCGGAGGCGACGGTGTAGAAGCCGAAGTCGTCGAGCTGCAGCGTCGTGGTGGACGCCTCGACGGCGTCCGTGCCGATCATGATGTACGGCACGCCGACGGTGTCCGCGCCGAACGGTGTCGCCAGCGTGGTGGTGACGGTCCACGTCAGCCCGTCGGTGGACCACGACCATTGCAGTTCGCCTTCGACGATGCCGACCGCGAAGTACTTGTGCGTTGCCGGGACGTAGGTGAACTCGGCCCGGTTGACGGTCACTCCGGCGACCTGGGTGTTGCAGCGGGCCAGGTTGTTGGTGATGAACCAGTAGAACTCGTTGGCCGAGCTCAGGCTCATGATGACGGGGTAGGCGCCGAACGTGATCAGCGACTGGTTGCCCGCGGACACGACGTGGACACCGATGTGCCGCCCCGCCACGTCCCAGGTGTCTGTGCGTTGGATGCCGTAGTACCCGGCCGCAAGGGTCGTGGTCAGGTTGAGCCGCTGGCTGGTCTCGGTGACCTGCGCCCCGCCCCAGTTGTCCCAGCCGGCGCCGATCGAGTTGTTGTTGAAGTCGTCGATGGGGACGAAGTGCGGGGTTTCGCCTTCCTCGATGAACTCGGCGAACTCCAGGTCGTCGACGAAGGTCAGGTCACGTACGAGGGCCCGCTTGTGGGCCCTGGACAGAACAATCGTGCCCTCGTCATGCGACATCTAGATCACCCCTGCGCGACGTGGAGACCGCCCATGATGTTCGGTGACGTCGTCGTCTGCGGAAGCCAGATCAGTTCGAGGCAGGCGTTGTCGCCGATCTGGCCCAGCGCCGTCTCCGGCCACCCCAACGTTCCCGTCGCACCCACACCCGCGATGTTCAGCTGTGCGAGGTGTTTGCGCAGCACAGCGTTGAACTTCCCGGTCGACGCGGTAGTCAACTGCACCTGGGTGAGGTTCCTGACGCCCTTGTCGCCGGACGCCAACGACACCGGCATGGCCCGGCCGATCGGCGCCGACGCCGCGAACTGGCCGAGCGCGGTCGACCCCGCGTTGCCATCCTGATCGGTGTAGTTGATCGCAATGTTGCCGGTCTGGGTCGCGCCGAGCGCGGTTTCCACCTCGAACCACAACTGCATGTCCGTCCAGGCCGTGGCCCGAGTCGGCAGGGTCACGGACGCCATCGCCTGGGCTGTGTTCACCGCGGCGCTGACGCCCCAGTCGGCAACCCGGTCCGTGAGGATCAGCGTGCCCGCGACGTTGCAGCACGCCTCGAACGACGCCAGGTAGCTGGTGTTGCTCGGTGCGGGCAACGAGATCGCACCCTGGCTGGCGCTGGTGTACGTGGCGTTGGACCCGTTCGCCGGGCCCGCTGCCGCGGCGGCGGGGGTGCCGGAGGTGCGCCACTGCGCCTGGAAGAAGTTCAACGCCGGCGCCGTGCCGCCGATCTTCATGAAGTACTGGTGTGAACTGGCCGCGATCGCCGCGATGAGTTGGTCGCGGGTGGTGATCGCCATGTCAGGTCAGCCGGATGAAATCGGTGACGGTCACGTTCAGCCCACCGTCCATCGGCTGCGGGAACCCGGTGGTGTGCACGCTGATCAAGTCACGGGTGGAGTCGGTGCCGCTGCCCTCGTCGTAGAAGATCAGCCCTTGGGCGGTGACGCCGGGGGCGGCGGCGAACGTCAGGTTCGCGCAGTCGATGTTGACCCGGCCGTTGGCGTCGTCCTCGGTGACGGTGACCGAGCCCGGGGTGACGCGTTCGGTGTGGATCGACACGGAGGTGACGGCGTCGAGGTCGGCCACGGTGTTGAGGGTCAGGGAGTGCACACCGGTCTGGGTGCCGGTGATGATCCCGGCCCGCCACGTGATCGCGGACCCGCCGCCGGTGGTCAACCGCAGCTTCCCACGGTTGGTGATGGACTCAGCCATGAGTTGCTCCAGTCAGGCGATCAGGGAACCGCGGTACGCGGCGGCGACGTCCCGCCACGGCCGGCCGGGGACGATCTTGTAGTTCGGGTCGTAGCGGACGGTGTAGTCGTCGATGCGTTCCGACACCGCGGAGGTCGGGTTGCTGTACATGCCGGACGCGATCTCCAGCACCGCCAACTTCACGTCGTCAGGGACGGTCGTGTATCCGTGGGTGAGGTCCACTTCGAGCAGGTCGGGCACCGATGGGGAGTAGGACCCGAACCCGGCGGCCCGGTACAGCACGCTGTTGATCAGCGTCCACCCGGTCACGGCGACCCCGTTGATGCGGACCTCGTCGATGGCGGTGACCGGCTTGAACGGCAGGATCACGTTGGTGTGCCGGGTGCCGGTGGTGACCCAGGTGACCGACTGGGCGGCGAACCAGGTGTCGGCTGCGGCCGAGAACTCCCCGGATGCCAGCGTCAGTGCCTGGTTCGCCGACGCCGTGTCGACATCGCTTTGTAGGTAGGCGGCCAGCTCCGACGCGAGGGCGTACTGGACCACGTCGCCTCCTACTGTTCAATTGAGCGGTGTGACTGCTATGTTGTTCGGGCCTCTTCCAGGGCACAGCTGGCGGCAACTGGAGAGTCCCCGTTCGAAGTCCCTCCGGTTGTCGCCAGCGCCCTTTTATGCGTTCAGTCCGCGGTGATCGAGTCCCGCACGACGCGGCGGGTGCGCCGCTCCCCCGGCCCCGCCGACGTGGTTTCCGTGGCCGTCGAGGTCGTGGAGTCGCGAGCGGCGGCAGCGTCTGCCGGCTCGTAGAACCGCTCTCGACCGATGACCCGGGGGTCGTCTTCCGGGACCAGCGCCCCGACCCGCATGGTCACCGGGACGCCTTGGTGGTCGAACGAGTGGGCTTCCTTGACGCGCAGAGCCATCAGCCGTCCGCCTTCGGCCCCTGCGACTGGGAGTCCTTCAGCTCACCCTCGGTCAGCGACTCGGTGCCGTACAGGGTCTGCCGCTCCCCGATCGGGCCGCCCTCGCGCAGCGACTCGTCCGACAGCCCGTGCGGGCCGGGCGAGAACATGCCCTTGCGGTCCTCGGCGGCCTTGTTCTCCCGGTCTTGCAGGTGCTTGCGGGTGAACGCGGCCTGGCCCATCACGTCCGGGCCGTCGACCTGCTGCGGCTTCGCCGGCCACTCCTCGACCTTGGGCCGCTGGTCTCCGACCCGGTTGTCGAGGCGGGCATCGACGTTGTCGGCGCCCGGCACGGTGGTGCGCCGCTCGTAGGACTCCCGCAGCTCGTCGGCGATGCCCGAGTTCGGGTCCTGGTCGCGGTTACCGGTGCGCTGGCCGCGGACCGAGTCGCCGGAGGCGGTGCGGGCGGTGGTCTCCGACCGGGCACCGGTCGCGGACCGGTCACCGGTGGTGGCCTGCTTGTCGCCGGTGGCCTTGTCGCCGGCCTTGTCGCCGGTGGCCTTGTCCGCAGCGTTCTGCGCGGCCTTCTGGTAGTCGGCCGCCGACCGGTCGGGCGCGGCCTTCGGCTGGTTCTCACTGGTCGCCATCAGGGGCGTCCCTTCTTGTCGATGATGCGGTTGTTACAGTGCGCGGCTATGAAGCGGGTGCAGGTCATTTACGAACTCGGTGAGACGGTTCTTATTGACGAAGTTGTCGCCGAATACGTGAACGTGCGAGTACTGCCGGGACGGCGGGCCACCGTGAAAACGGCCACTCAATCAGCGCACTACTCCAAGGCTGGGCGCGTTCTGATCGACGAGAACTACGACGGCCCACCGATGCCGTTCACCCGCACACCGGTGACCGACCGGTAGGTCAGCGCTTGACGGGCTTGCTGGTTTCGCCGCCGAGGACGACGATCGCGCCGACGGTGCCGCCGGTGGTGGCGCCGGCGCCGGTGACCGAGGCCCGCACGTACCGCTTGGGGCCGTCGTAGCCGATCTCGGCGATGGTGTTCTGGGTGGCGGTGGTGAACGCGGCGGTGCCGCGGACGTGTTCAGCAGCAGCGGCGGCGAATGAGCTGCCGTCGTCGGAGTCCTGGACGGTGACGGTGTGCGTTCCATCGGTGATGGTGCCGGCGATGACCACCACCAGGCAGGTGGTGAATCCGTCGACGCCGCCGGACGGGTCGGACTTGTCGACCGAGGTGCCGTTCGCGGTGACGTTCGCCCGCAGCGCGAGCGGCAGGGTGAGCCGCGCCAGGACGTCGTCGTACAGAGGCGATTTCGCCATGGGGCGTACTCCCTATTGAGCTGAGCAGTGTGTAAGCTGGGCGGTGGGTCCCTGTCCCGACCGCGTTGGCAGGGGCCCGCCAGACTCGGTGGGTCCGCTCCCTGGCCGGCACAGACTCACCGCCGCGGCCCCCGCCCGGAAGCGGGCGCCGCACGGCGCGGTGGTCCCTTCTGCAGGGGGAGGGACCACCGCACCACAAGCCACCTCACCCGACCGGCGCTGGTCAGGTGAGGTTCCGGTGGCCCCCGCCTCCGAGACAACCGGCGGGGGCCACCACTCAACGCTTGACCGGCGTGCTGGTTTCACCGCCGAGGACAACGGCCGCACCGATCGCACCGCCGGTAGTAGCCCCGGTGACGGTGACCGAAACCCGCAGGTACCGCTTCAGGCCGTTGTAGCCCAGCTCAGCCATCGAGTGGCTGTCCCCCGATGACGCAGCGATCGACGGCGGCCCGCCGAACACGTCAGCCGCAGCGGCCGTGGCGAACGATGACCCGTCGTCCGAGTCCTGAATTGTGACGGTATGCACCCCGTCGGTGATCGCCCCGGCGATGACCAGGAACAGGCAGGTCGTGAAGCTGTCGACGCCGCCGGACGGGTCCTGCTTGTCGATGACGGTGCCGTTGGTGGTGCCGTTCGTGCGTACCGCCAATGGCAAACAGAGCCGCGCCAGCACGTTGTCGTACAGCGACGATTTCCCCATTGGCCGCGCTCCCCTTGAGCCCAACAACAGGGCCGGAGCGTTCACCCCGGCCCTGCCGTTCACTTACTACGTGACGTTGAGCATGCGGAACGCGGCGTCGTTCACCGAGTCCGCACCCGTGCGGTAGTACGCGAACCAGCCACGCTGGCCGGTCGGGCGGCCGTTGGCCGTGCCGAACAGGTGCGGGATGAACTCGACGGTCATGCCGATGCGGTCGGCGATGACGTAGTTCGAGAAGTCCCCGAACACCGCCATGTAGTTCTCCTGGGTGGCGTTGATGACGCCATCCATGTCCTCAGCCTCGTAGATCGGCTTGCCGAGCAGGTTCGCCGGCCGGTCGTCGCCGAGCTGCGCCCACAGCGACGAACCACCGGCGGTGTCGAACTGCCGGGCCCGGTTGTAGAACGCGTTCGTGGCCAGCCACGCCGCCCGCGAACGGAACCGCGCCGGCAGGGCACCCTGCACGCTGTACAGGTCACCGACCGCGAGGGTGTCGGCGCCCGCGCTGGCGACGATCGACGAACCGCCGACCAGGGCGGTGACGATACCCGTCGGCTGGCCGGTACCCGTGCCCACCGCGAACGCGGCGGCCTCCAGGATGTCGCGGCCCTCGGCGAGCAGCCGGGCCACCTCCGCCGCGCCGTTGGCCATGTCCTGCAGCGCCTCGATCGACACCGGCACGAAACCCCGCGCCATGTAGATCGGGATGGTCGGCTGCGCGAACGTCGGGGCGTCGTCGGAAACCTGCGACGCCTCCGCGTCCCACGACCACGACACCGCACCCGCGGACACACCGTTCCAGACATCGCCGGTCGCGACGACCTGCCGGGCGATCCGCCGGATCTCGTTGAGCGAACCGTTGGCCGTCACGATGACGGTCGGGTCCAGCTGGAACGGGATCAGGTAACCACCGGCCGAGTCCGTCAGCGACATGGCACGCACCGCGTCCAGGGCCCGCTTCTCGGTCTCGTCGAGCTCGTGCATCCGGTTCGTCGCGGCCTTCGCGAACGCCCGGATGTACGCCGGGCTGGAGCCGGCGAGGACCAGCTTCGCGATCTTCGCGTCCTTGTCGTCGAACCGCTCCAGGATCTGGGTGGCGGCCTCCCGGACCTTGTCGTTGGCCGACGGCATCTTCTCGATGGCCGACAGGGCCCGCGACCGCAGCTCCAGGTTCACGTCCTCCCGGGTCCGGCCGAACGTGCGGATCTCGGAGAGGTCCCACGGGTTACGGAACCGCTTGTCCTCGACGCTGTCGGGCTCCAGGAACGCGTCCCGGTCGTACTCGCCGGTCGAGTGCGGCGACGTGCTGGCACCGAACGCGCCGCGCTCCAGGCGCAGGTTCGCCGCCGACACCCCGGCCGCAGCGGCCTTGATCTCGCCGACCTGAGCCTGACGCTCCAGGTACTTGCGGTGCTTGTCGGTGATCTTGAATTCCTCGCGGAGCTCCGAGAAGTACTGCTCGTCCTCGGGGTTGAGCTCGTCGAGCTCGCCGAGGCGCTCCAGTTCGGTGGTGATCTCCCGGAGCCGGTTGATGCACTGGGAGTGGGTCAGGGTGGGGCCCTTGTTCTGGCCCGTGTCGTCCGCCATGGCGGGTCAGGTCCTTTCGATGGAGAGCAGGTAGCCGCGGGCGTGGCGGGCGAATTCCTTCGCCGGGTTCTTCACACGCTCCGGGGCAGGGGCGGACGGGTGCTCTCCAGACGAGGGCTCGCTGACGGGCGGCGCGGCCGGAACTTCTTCGGCCGGGTGCTCGACGGGCGGTTCCTGGTTGGGGGGCGGCGCGTCATCTTCAGCAGTGCGGGTGGAACGGGTAGCCGCGTCAGCGATGAACACGGCCTCGGCGAGCTTGTGACGCTCGCTCGGCTCGGTCAGCCGACCCAGATCGATCACGACCCGGGACCGGACACCGACCGACGTCTCGACGTAGGCGGGCCACACAACCGGCCCCGCCTCGGTGATCTTCACTTCCTTCAACGTGCGCTGCAGCGGCCCGCGGTCCTGCGGGTCCCACAGCAGGTTCATGACTTCCTTCGGGTCCCGGATCAGACCGCCGGCCTTGTCGCGCCACTCCTCACGCACGACCGAGAACCGGAACGACATGCCCTCGACCGACTTCTCCCGGATCGCGTCACGCACCGGCTCGACGAGCCAGTTGTTGTGGAGCCGGCCCACCGCGTGCAGGCCGACGCCGCGCTTCTCCTCCATGGAGTCCCACCGGCCGATCGGCAACGACCCGATCAGCGGGTGGTGGCCGTGGTCGAACTGCAGCTTCGGCATCCGCTCCGAGATCGACTTACGGAACGCGCCGAACGCCAACTGCTCGTCGAACGTGCCTTCCCACGAGTCGATCCGGGTGGGGGTGTTGAACACCGCGGCGATGCCGTCGATGGTCAATCCGTCGCCGGACTGGTCGTCGATCGCGCGGAGCGTGAACTGGGCCTCTCGGCACAGGTCATCCTGGTAAAGAGCCCGTTCAGGCATCCGAGTCGACTCCTTCCGGAAGGCATGTCAGGCTGACGTTGTGACGTTCATGGACGAGCTACGCGCTGGTCGCGCGAGCGCTGAAGACATCGATGACTGGATCGATTGCTGGCACATGGCCGACGGCATCGGCCGCCCACTGCACGTGCACCTCGGGCTGACCTGGGAGGAGTACCGGCACTGGGGCGCTACCGGGCGCCTGCCGGGGTACTGCGAGGTGTGCACACTCGCCTACCGCGGCACGTGCTGCCCGAACGGCATCGCCCGTTCCCCCGAGGAACACCAGGCGGTACGGGTGAACGTTGAAGCCGCCCGCGCCGGCCGCAAGACCGCCGTCCAGGAACTCCAAGAACTCAAGGACGGAACCTGCTAGCAAAGTTGCTAGCAAGCTTGCTAGCAACTTCCCAGGTACCGTGACGCGGTACGGCCTAGCACTAGATAAGAGCCCGCGTGCCCCGCCCCTTAAGAAGAGTGCTGAGACGGTGTAACCCCGTCATGGGGCGCGCGGGCCGCCCGCTAGGCCTCGTCGTCGGTGACGTCGGTCTGGTCCGCGTCGCCGTCGTTGTCGTCCGCCGGGTGAGGCGGGTTGACGTTCTGCACCTGAACGGTCGGGATACCCGTGTGCTCCAACAGGCCCCAGTCCTCCGCGTCGACCGCAGCCACAACAGACTCCGGCTTCCACGCACCATCAACCAGCAGCCGCATGGTGGCCGCCTGCGCCTGCTGAATCTTCGCCGCAGCGTCGCGGTCCTCCCGCAGGAACGGCACGTCGCGGGAGTCGTACCACAACCGCTGCGCCGGGCCCGGCGGCGGCACCAGGTGCTCGAAGCTGCCGGCGGCGTTCTGCCACAACGGGTGCATCGTGCCGTCCGCGAACCGGCGCCGCGCCTGACCGTAGTTACCGGCGTTCAGGCTGGACCCCTGCAAACCCTCGGACAGGCCGACGATGACCGGTGGCACCCCGGCCGCCGCCGCGATCCGCGTCTCACCGGCACCCTGCACGACCTTGAAGTCGAGCTGCTTCATGTCCCGGCCGACCACAGTCGCGTCCGCACCCGGGGTCATGTACAGGGTGCGGTAGGCGTTCGCGACCCCCGAGTGGGAGCCCTCGATCATCTCGACCTTCTTCAGGAACTCCTCGTTGGAGCGCGCCTCGATGCCCTTGATGACCATGTTCGGGGTGGCGCCGTTCTCGAAGAACTTCCGCTTGTGCGTGGTCATCAGCTGGTCGTTCTGGATCTCCCGGACCACCGGCGTCAACCACGACATTCCCCGGTACGTGGCAAGGGGGTCGGGCATGGGGGCGTGGTGGGCGACCTCGTCGCGCAGCAACGCCACCGAGTCGTTCCCGGAGTGCTGACCGCCCTCGGTGTACAGGTACCCGACCCGCCGCCACCCGACGGTGGCGCCCTGCATCCGCATCGGCGCGAGGACGATGTCGACCCAGTCCGGGCGCAGCCGCACGAGCTGCCCGTCGACGACCGTCCAGTACGAGTTACCGGCCAAGTCGACGTCTTGGATGACGCGAGCCAGGAGGTCCTGGGTGGTGCCGCCGGGCCACGGCTTCTCCAGCAGTGTCAGCGACGGCATCCCGAACATCGTCGACGGGCGGCCCTTGTTCAGCCGCTGGTACTGGAACCGGATCCCCGAGAACACCAGCTGCCGCACAGCCATGCACGCGAACACCACACCGTTCGCGGCGAACGCCTGCGTGGCGTACGACTCCAACGAGTTGGTGATCCGCTCGGCCTTCTCCCCGGCCAAGGTCTGCTGGATCCCGACACCGGTGATGGGGTAGGCGTGCCCGTTGAACCAGAATTCCGACGTGGCCGCGAGGTAATCGTCGACCGTGGTGATGGAACGCTCCGCGGGCGGGTCGAAGAACCAGTTCCGGAGCGCGTCTCGGAGGCCCAACGGATACCTCCAGATAGCTAAGCGGTGATAGAGTTGGACTCTGTCGGGCTGGGGTGAGTAGGCATGACCCCGACTGCAAGGGCCGCCGGGACTTAAACCGGGTAAGACGGGGAGGCAAACCCCGCGCCTCCAACACCTCGGCCCGACTCAGCCAGGTACTGACGGACACCGAGTGCCGCGAACGTGATGCGGGCATCAGGATCGACCCAGTCGTGATCCTGGACAGCGAGGGCAATGACGTGAGGCCTTCGCAAGGTGGTGGGTCCGGACAGCCAGGGTCAAGAACCGCGGTAAACCACGCCGGGCTGGTTGGGCGTGTGCAGCGGTCACGTGGCCGCGGTCACCCACCGCCTGTAGCGGTGACGGGCCCGGACAGCCAGGTAAGAACCGCAGCGACCACGCCTGGGCTTGGTTGGGGCGTGCTAGTAGCGACGTCGCTGCGGTCGCCCGTCACCGCCACGCCGCGAAGAACTCCTGCACCGGCTCCTCCACCAACGCGCCGTCCTCAATGGCCTGTCCGCGGGCGTGGTACGCCAGGACTGCAGCCACGGCGGCGTCGATGAGCTGACCGGTGCCGCGCTTGGCCATCTTCAGGTAGTGCTGGCCGAGTTCCTCTTCCTCACCCGGGCGGGGCTTCTTCCGGGCGCCCTTGACCAGCACCGCGTTCTTGCAGTGCTTGGTGAGGATCTCGTCGCCGTCGTGGGTGAGCTGGCCGGCGGCGAACGCCGTCGTGAACCGCTCGATCGCCTTGTCCATGCGCATCTCGACGTTCGTGGGGAACTCCACGATCTGCTTCGGCCACCGCCCCGACCACGCATCCAGGTAGTCCTGCCACCGGTACGGGTCAGCGAACAGCAGCGTCACGTCGTACGCCTCGAACGCGTCCTCGACGGTGGCGTTGACTTCCTCGGACGGCACCTTCCACGACACCACATTGTCCGGTCGTTCCCACGTCCGAAGGTGAAAAAGCTTCCCATCCGACATCCGGGCCGCGATCAACGAAGTGGCGTCCCGAACCTTCGCGCCGTCGAACCCGAGAGCGATCTTCTCCCCAGCCCGCAGCTCCTCCGGGCCGGCGAGGGCATCCCACTTGATGGGGTCCACGAACACCGATTCGCCAACGACGATCTCGTTGAGGAAGAATCGGCGCCGGTCCGCTTCCATGTGGCGGGGGGAGCGGACCTCATGCATGATCCGACCCCGGATATTCACCCAGCCACCACGTTCGAGGGCGCTGTCGCCGTACTGGCGCAGCAGTTCCGCATACAGCTCGTCGTCGTTATTCAGGTCCTCGACCCGGCAGGACTCGACTGAATCGACCAGGACCCGGTCGTCGGGGTTGTCGTTGGTGATCTGCGCCTCGGAACCCTCCGTCGGGTCCCACGCGTTCGTCAGCTCCAACCACCGGCCGTCCATACCGGCGACGTTCCGCTTCACCGCGCCGGCGACTTTGCGGTACCCGCCCTGCAGCGTGAACAGGTGGCTTTCGGTGATCGTGAGGAACGTCAACGGGGCACCCAGCCGGGCCTTCGCCGACGTCGTCACCGGCTCCACCTTCCCGCCACCCGGCAGCACACACCGCGTCAGGCCGATGTCGAGGCCGGTCATGTCACCCAACGGGCCTAGTTGCCCCATGGCAACGAATGGACGCCAGGTGTTGTCGGTCTGCTCCTCGGACGTGCCGAGGCACACGATCAGTGGGGTGGGGTAGGGGGAGCCGACGGGGTCGCCGGCCGCGTTCCACCCGTCGAACCGAGTCGGGCCCAACGCCTCAGCCCAGATCATCGCCGCACCGAAGGGGTCCTTGCCCCACTTCTGCGACCGGCGCAGCTGGGCGCCGGTGAACCGCAGGTTGTCCGGCGACGGCCACGGCGCCGCGTGCGGGTATAGGCGGTAGAAGTGGAGCAGGAAGTTCCACATCTCGTCGGTCAGCCGGTACGGCTCACCCTGCCGGTACCCGTCCGGGATCACGCAGTGCGCTTCGATCCACTCGCCAACCTCGTACCCCAGGGTGGGGAACTCGCCCTCGACTTCCGGTCCACGCCAGGGCATAAACTCACCCCTCGCGCACAGTGCCTGACACTTGCTAGTGTCGACGGATGGACACGAAAGAGGGGGCGCAGCGTGGAAGACTGATCACCGAGCCGCGGTTCGACCGCTTCTACCTGCCGCATGGGCAGGTGGCGCACGCCATCAGCAACATCGGACCGCGCTCCCTCTACACATCTGCGGCGTGCAGGACCGGGCCTGGCTTCGGCAGCTTCTGGCTCGGCACCGGCACCCAAGACGAATACGAGAAAGCCGCGACACTCCCACGATGCCGCCGCTGCGAACTCCGCATCGGCAACAACTGGTAAACCCCTGAAAGGACACCGACCATGACCGACGAATACCCCGGCAGGGCTACCTGGAAGAAGAGCTCCTTCAGCAACGGCAACGGCGGCAACAACTGCGTCGAAGTCACCTTCCGCAAGTCCACCTTCAGCACCGAACACGGCGTCAACTGCGTCGAGGTCGCCCACCACCCCGACGGCCAAATCCTGGTCCGCGACAGCAAGGACCCAGACGGCCCCACACTGACCTTCACCCCCGCCGAATGGGACGCCTTCACCAAGGGCGCCGCCGCCGGCGAATTCCGCTTCTAAGCAAGGAGACAGATGCAGCTCAACTGGCAAAAGTCCAGCTTCAGCGGAGGCGGCGCCTCCAACTGCGTCGAAGTTGGCGCTGACGGCGACCAGATCCTCCTCCGCGACAGCAAGGACCCGAACGGAACCGTCCTATCCTTCACCCCCGACGAATGGGACGCCTTCGTCAAGGGCGCCGCCGCCGGCGAATTCCGCTTCTAAGCAAGGAGACAGATGCAGCTCAACTGGCAAAAGTCCAGCTTCAGCGGAGGCCACGACTGCGTCGAAGTCGGCGCTGACGGCGACCAGATCCTCCTCCGCGACAGCAAGGACCCGAACGGAACCGTCCTGTCCTTCACCCCCGACGAATGGGACGCCTTCGTCAAGGGCGCCGCCGCCGGCGAATTCCGCTTCTAACCACGAAACACCACGGCCCCCGCCCCAGGGTGGGGGCCGAACCCTGCGAGGAGGGGCCCGTGAAAACGCCGCAGGTCCGCGGCTACACCGTTCTCACCATCATCGGCCGCGACGGCCCAAGATACGCCGTCGAACTGTGGCGGCAGCCGCTGCACCTGTGGCTAATCCACAACGCCTACCACTGGTACGACATGCACGTCGAGAAAATCCCCGGACTGCACCGCTTCGAGCACTGGCTGATGAGCCAGTCCGACGACGTCCACTACACGCCGATCTGCGCACGCCGGGACCTGCGCTGTTACCTGCTCGAACAACGACGGAAAGACCACATCGCCAGATTCGACATCGACCGCGAAACCGCCGACAAACTAAGAGGAACCCGTGGCGCTCTGGTTTGACCTGAACATCAACGCCCACACCCTCGGCCTGGTCGAAATCCAGCGCCTCGACGACCTGGACCTGCGCGACCCGGAAGCCATCGCCGACAAGGTCTGCACCTACCTCGTTCGTTTCGACCACATCGACATCGGCTACGTCCAACACCGCTACGGCGACGGCGCCTTCAGACTTGCCGAGATCGCATGCGGGCTCCTCGCCCGCACCGTCGAACGCGTCCACGCGCGTCCACGATTCACCGAACGCCCCGACGGCAAACCATCCTGGTACGAAGGAGGCTGATGGTTGAGAACGACGAATACGCCGCTTTCGTCGAACGCGTCATCCGCGCCTACGCGCGCCGCGTCGCAGACGGGGACATCGAAGCACTCACCGCCATGGTCAACCTGACAGTCACCATGGACACGGCACTCAGTACCGCCGTCGCCGGCCTCCGCGCCTACGGCTACTCCTGGAGCGAAATCGGCCAACGAGCCGGCATCACCCGCCAGGCAGCCCAACAGCACTGGGGAAATTAGCCGACGGCGCGGATCCGCTTGCGAGCGTCCGCGACCTGCGTCTCGCGCTTCTCCGCCACCTCATCAGTGGAGATCGTCCACAGCAGCAGCCGCATCGCCTTCGGCGTCAACCCGAGCCGGTCCTCCAGCTGCCGGGCCTCCGACATGGCGTCCTTCTCCAAGCTCTCCGCCATCAACGCGTACCGCACGTACCGGGCGACCACCCGAGTCCAGCCCAGACGCTCCCACTCCACCGCCTGCGGCGTCGCCCACAACTCCCGCCACAACTTCCACTCCGGATACTCCGCCGCCTGGGGGAGTGGCCAGTCCGGCGGCTCACCCTTACGGCCGCCGGCCGGCAGCACCAGCACCCCACGACCGCGGGAGCCCCGCTGCGGATCCATCTTCGGAGGATTAGGCACCACGGCCCCCCTTCATAATGCCGAGCATTAGGCTCGGTACGGTAGAATTGACAGACGCAGGACCCGGTCGTGGCTGACTGGGAAGATTCACGCCAGACGCGGGCGCGGCAAAGCGCTAACTCCCGTTCGAAGGTCCGGGTCTCCGACGCCAAGCGCGCCCATGACGGAGGACGCACTCCTGAGGCGTTGCTCCGCGCCCGCGTCGCCCAAAGTGTCAAAAGGAGAGGCATGACCGCCGGCCAGGACGAAACACCAGACCCGATCGAAATCCACTTCGTCGCCAGACGCGAAACGAAGAACACCGTGCTATTCGACGAATACGTTCCGATCGGCGCCGAACCCCACATCGTCACGCTCTACGTCCGCAAGACCACACTCGCGACACTCGGACACCCCGAACGGCTCCTCGTCACCCTCGAAGTCGACGACAAGGACCCCTTTCCGCGCGGCCGACCGATCGCGTAAACCCCTCAGACCGACGCGGGGGGCGGGAAAGCGCGTCCCCACTCCGGGCATCCTTTCCGCGCAAAGCACACCCATGACACCAGCGGCTTCTGGTCGAGGTGACCGCTCCGCGCCCCGCGTCTACACCAAAACCGACAAAAGGACACAGAATGCGGAACCTGAAGAGAACCCTCACCGTTATCGCCGTCGTGATGCTGGCAATGTCCAGCACGACGTGCTGCACCAGCAGCGCATCCGCCGCGCCCAAGCCGAGCGCCGGTCACCCCAGCAACCCATGAGCGAATACCGGCGCCGGTTCACACCCGACGAAACAGCAAAGGTCATCGCCCTGTACGGAACCGGGATGAGCATCCGGGCCATCGCCGACGAAATCGGCCGCAGCCCCAGCGGCGTCCGCAACGAACTGTGGCGAAACCGGATCCCCCGGCGACCGCGAGGCGGATACCGCCGCAAAACCCCATGAGCACGCCGCACGAGATAACGGGCCGGCGGGGCGACGTCTCCGTCCGGCCCATCCCTGGGGGATGGGCATGGCACTGCCGCACATGCCCCGGCGCTGCCGGGCTGCAGAGCCCATTCACTGACGCCGACGTCGAGGTCCAGCCCGGCACCACCATCTGGATGACCGGCGAACAGCGAGCCCTCAGCGCGGGACGAATGCACGCCGACGCCGTCTGCGCCGCACGACGCAGGCGGCTTCAATAAAGCCCAGCACTACGATAGGGTGATCATGACGCGGGCGCGGCAAAGCGCCGTCTTTCCTGCTTTCCTGGAGCGCCAAGCACACCCATGACGCCAGACACTGGGCCGAGGTGTTCGCTCCGCGCCCGCGTCCCGCGCCCCCACTAAGCTGGGCACTATGAGTACGCGACAGCCGCGGTGGGACAACTACGACGGATGCCCCACCTGCGACGCATACCCAGCCAACCCCTGCCACTCACTACGCACCGACAAACCCATGCGGAGCCGCGCACACAAAGGCCGGCCCCTGAGCCTGACCGCCCGGATGAAAAACCCGCAACGACTCTCGCGATTCTCCATCATCGTCCGAACGATCATGCGAAGAGACCGCGCGACGGCGAACCTGATCAGCGAGCACGTGCACCTCGAACCCAGAAGCGTGAGAGGCGCGCTCATCGACAAAGAGCGCCCCATGACGTTCGAGACGGCCGAACGGTACCTACGAGCCCTGGGCTACCGGATGAAAGTCACCGTCGTCCCGCTTTCCTCAACGGAACCAGACGACAACACCTGCAACCATTAAGCTGGGCACTATGGAGAATCTCATCGTGCGTGAGCTCGCCGAACGTATCGTGCGCAACGCCCTGCTCGACACCCAAACACCCGGGGCGCAACCCATCGTCCAGCGCATCATCGGCGACCTCAACGCCGCCGGCCTACTCCGCGACGAACCACTTCATCCCGCCGTCGCCGAGCAGGTCGCCGAGACCGCCCTGACGCCAAAAGAAATCGCCGGGCTGGCCGCCGAGGACCACGACCTTGATCAGCTGAAGCCCCAGGGACCCGAGCCCTGGGAGATCATCCGGTTCCTCCAGGAACAGCCCGAGGGCGGCTGGGACGCGATGCGCGCCGCCGCAGACGAATTCAACATCAGCACCACACGCGTCAGCGCCGCCCTCGCCTACTACAGCGACCACCGCTCCCAGGTCGACGAAGCGATCCACCGGGCCGAAATGGCCGAGATCCACGCCGACTGGCACGACGTCGATACGGACACGTCCCATCCCGAGGGTGACAAAGAGTGAAACCCGCGGACTCGATCTTGAGGCGACCCGCCGCTCGCGATTACACCACGTCACGGGTCGCGGAAGCCGCGCACTGCGCCGGCAACCGCCCGTCCACGCCGAAAACCCTCGACATCGAGAGACTCCGCCAAGCCTCACCGAGAGTCGCGAAAACTCCGCGAAATCCTACCCAAAGTCACGGATCTTCGCTAAAATCGCACTGACACCCCGTGTTGATCTTGACTTGGGCAACTGCCGCGATCGCGAGAAGGG